CATCCTCATCACCGACAAGTGCGGCCAGCTGCAGGTAGCCGACTCCTGGAGCAACGGCCAGTTCAACTCGACCGACACCTACGCCTCGATCAAGACCGGCGTCTCCTACAACTTCGAGACCGTGGGCTGGCGCAACGGCCTGTTCAGCCAGTACCCCAACGTCGTGAAGGTGAGCCAGTAATGACCGAGAACCCCCACATCTCCAACGCCCAGGACTGGCAGCACGGCGAGGAGCAGCCCTCGGCCTTCGCCCTCCAGAACGCCCAGATCGAAGCCACTCTCGCCGTGGCCTGGGAGACCGCCCGCCTGGCCGATGAGCAGCGCACCGCCAACCTCATCGCCGTCGAACAGGGCCAGTACGCCGCGTTCATGCAGGGCGCGCTGAACGATGATGGGCGCCGCATCTGGCAAGAGGCCGGCGCGCAGCTGCTCGAACGCCTGGGGCTGGAGCCATGATGTCCGAGGGACAGGTCCGCACACTGCTGGCCACGCTGAAAGGCAACCTGGACAACGCGGCCAACACTGCCCATGCCATTGCCTTCTCCGGCGGGGTCTCAGCGCTGGAGATGGTGCTGGAGGAGAACCCATGAGGGGCAGCGCGGGGCCGTGGGCACAGCCCGAGCCGGAAGTCGGCGCCCCCGAGACCCGGTACTGCCGGCGGTGCGATGTCGAGCTCCCGGTCCACCGGGACCGCGAGAAGTGCAACGACTGCGAGGGCCTGAACCAGTTCCACCCGGGCGGCAGCCACGGCGGCGGGTTCCCTCCCGTCGATCCGGCCTACGAAATCTTCCTCCACTTCGCCGCCCGGCCCAACGAGGACCGCACCATCGCCACGCTCGACGCGCTGAAGATGCCCTACCGCACCTACACCGCCAAGAACGATCCGCTGGAGTTCGGCTACGCCGAGGCCCTGCCCTACGTCGGCAGGGACGGGGAGTACCCCATCGTGCTCATCACCTCCCACGGCAAGCCCATCGACTGGTGGCGGGGCTTCGACCTCGCCGCACTCAACGCCACCCCCGCAGCCCGCAAGGCTGCCACCGCCCCACCCACCGAGGCCCACCCAGGTGTGCCCACCACCCAGGAGGAAGCAGCATGATCGGCACACCAGTCAAGACCTACATCCGAACCATCCCCAAGAGCGCCGGCTGGACACTTCCCAACGGCCTCACAGGGGTGGGCGAGCAGTTCTTCGAGCTCACCAACATCCCGTGGAAGGACCAACAGGCAATCCGCGAGGAGCTTGACGCCTTGGGCTTCTACGTCCAGGAAATCCACTTCTCCGATCCCATGCCCATTCAGGTCGGCATGGAAATCCGCAAGCGGTACGAGGCCGAGGAGGCTGCGAAGAAATGAGCACTGGAATCTGCATCGTTTGGCCGGCATGGTTCCTCGGGAGCACCGATGAGCAGCTGCACTGCACCGCGCTGTTTCTCGGGAACACCGAGACGGCCACCTTCAAGCGCAGCACCATCGAGTACGTTCTGCGCTGGGAGGGCCTGAACCCCGGACCCTGCCGGGTCACCGGCCCCGACCTGTTCGGCAAGGAAAAGAACGTCCCCGTCCTGACCATCGAGCACCCGGACCTCCAGTCCGAGCACGAGTGGCTGACCCGCCGGCTGGCTGCCTACGGCATCGTCAGCCCCTCCGAGTTCGACTTCAACCCCCATGTCACCATCGCCAAGGAAGCGGCCAAGCCCTACTTCCCCCACTTCATCCAGTTGGAGCGCCCCGTGCTCTGGTGGGGCGATGACAGGCCGATCCACACCAAGCACGCGGCAGCGGTGGCGGCATGAGCGGCTTCCTGCAGGTAATCCCGGACAACGGCTACATCATCCACGCAGTCCCCGCCGACAGGCAGCGCGCAGGCTTCAACGAGCAGTTCGCCTTCGGCCCCCCGGTCTGCCGCCGGATTCGGGGCCGCGACGGGCAGGCGTTCCCCAACCTGCGGGTGCAGTTCAAGGACTATGCCAACGACAAGACGGCGGTCAAGCCCTTCAGCCGGAATCCCGAGGACTTCGACATCAACAGGAGCAGCAGGCGCATCTGCAGCCACTGCGCCAAGCACATCACAGACCTGGAGGACCAGAAATGAGCCGCCTTTTCGACACCCTGAAGGGCATTCCAGCACCCAAAGTGCTCACGATTCGGGACTTGGAAGACCTCGATGACGCCGATTTGAGGGCTGTTGTTGAGGCCCAAAACCCGGTAAAATCAGGGAATGAAGCGGCTTAGGCGGGGCCAAAACACCTGCGAAATCGACGCGGGTGGGCTCCCTCGGGACGCAATCGGGCACCGAACGGACAGATCGGCGGTCTACGCGGAGGGAAAACGTCTCTGGCGTGATGATGAGCGCCGTTTCTCCCTCGGTGAGCGCGTCCGGGCCATCAAGGTGTGGCACCGGATGGAGCACGGGGAGTGCGGGACCATCATGGTGATCGAGCAGTCTACCCAGCGAGACTACTACGTCCTCCCCGACAGCCTGTTCCGGCAGTTCATGCGAAATCGCTCCGGCGAGTTCCTGTCCAGGATGCCCGAGCACTACCTGGAGCCCGAATAGCGTAGCCTTGAAAGATAACACCGGCCCCCTCTGGCTTAGCCAAGGGGCCGGTTTTCTTTTGCCCTCAAAAAGTAGTCAGTTTGAAGGCAGCTACGTCCACATATGCACTCAAACTGACTACTCCCAGACCGCGTGCAGCGTGATGGCCCGCTTGCCGCCGGCTGGCCCGTTTTCCCAGTCGTGGAGCTGGATTTTCGACACCAGGCGGCTCAGAATCTCGCGCTTGCCCTTCGAGGGCAGCGTCGGCCACGATTTCAGCAGCTGGGGCACGACCTGGGCCGGCTTCACGGTCGAATTGGCCTCCACGAGCCTCAACCGGGCCTCCGCCGCCGCCTTTTCCTCGGCCAGCTTGGCTTTCAGCCGCTCGTAGACCTCCGTGGAGACCTCGCCATCGAGGTATTTGACCGTCAGGGTGTCGATCCGGGTCTGGTTCTTGGACAGGTCGGCGCGCAGCTGGCCCGCCTTGCGCTCCATGTTGGAGGACTTCGGGGGCTCCAAAACGGCTGCCTTCGCGTCGATTTCAGCCGCGATTTGGCCCAACCATGCTAAAACGGCCTTCTCGACGTAGGGCGCGGACACCGTGGTGGCCTTGTGGTTGCCCTTCTGCTGCGCGACGGTGCAGGTGTAGCGCATGTAGCGCACCCCGTTGGCCTTCTGGATGGTGGAGCCGCCCATGCTGCCGCCGCAGTGGCAGCGCAGGAGCCCCGAGTAGGCGTAGTCGCTGGCCTCGGCCCGGGTCCGGGGGCTCCGGGAGTCCCTGCGGGCGCGGTACTGCAGCCACTCGGCCTCGGTGATGACCGCCTCGTGGGCGCCGGGGACGTGCTCGCCCTTGCTCCAGACGTAGCCGGCACCGAACCCACGGTCGAGGATTCTCCTCAGTGTGCCCAGGCCCCAGCCGGCCTCCGGCTCGAAGCCCTCGGAGACCGCGTAGGCTGCCAGCTCCTTGAAGGTGGACCCGGCAGTAAACCGCAGGTAGAACTCGCGCAGCACCGGGCCGCTGGTGGGGTCCAGGACGTACCCGCCGGCCTTGGTGTAGGTGTAGCCGAACCGGGGGAGCCCGTGGTGCGGCAGGCCGTTGCGGATACGCCGGGCGTGGGTCTCCCTCCAGGTGTCCCCGATCCGCTCCGACTCGAAGGCGGCGAACTCGGTGAGCATCCCGCGCGCGAGGCGCCCGGTAGCGGTGGACACGTCGATGGCCTCGGTGGCGCTCTCGATCCGACCGCCGGCAGTCTCCACGCGGTCAGCGGCCACGGCCCAGTCGAGCCGGGAGCGGCTGAGGCGGCTCCACTTCCAGAGCAGGATGACATCGGCCTGCTTGCCCTCCACCAGGTCCATGACGCGCTGGACGCCGGGACGGTTCCAGGTGCGCCCGGAGATGCCGGGGTCAGCCTCGACGGCCACCACGTCGTAGCCCTGTGAGACGGCATAGCTCCGGCAGGCCTGCTCTTGGAGCTCCAAGGAGATTGACTCCTCCTTGTAGGTGCTTTGGCGTAAATACAGGGCTGCGCGGGGCTTCATGAGGCCATTCTAAATCCGGCGTCAAGAGGGTCTTGCCCTTTATTTTTGTCTGGTGTAGGTTTGCTTTTACACACCGAGGCACACGGAGGAAAGCAAGATGGCGAAGACCAAAGAGCAGGCCACCCAGGAGGCTGCCGAAGTCTTCGCGCGCTGGCTCTCGACTCCGACCGAGGAAGGCCGGCAAGCGGCCTAGACAGAATTGGCTGATTGTGAAAAATCAGCCGCAAGTTGTACCCGGGTGACCGATCAAAAGGAATCCGGCGAAAGTCCCCCGAACTAATGCTGCTGGTATTCCGCAGGCCAGATCGGGTGCCCTATTCGAGAAGGGGCTAGGGGGATGAGGGGTGATGTGTCCCAGCGCAGGCTTGGCTGGGTGCGGGTGTCGCTTAGCGCCCCGCATGGCGTGTGTTGGCCTCATACGGGGCCGGCAGGCGCAGTGGTTCAAATCCACCACACTCCACTAGAGCAGCATGATCCGGTAACCAGCCCGTGACGATGGCTCTAGCCGGAGGGCAGAAAACTCAGGGTTTCTCGTAGGCTTCCCCAAATAAGCTTGCCAAAGGGTGGTAGCTCGATTGGTAGAGCAACGGTCTCCAAAACCGTCGGTTGCAGGTTCAAGTCCTGTCCACTCTGCGGGTTCCCATAACCCCCCATGAGAAAGAACCCGGACTATTCACCCGGACAGCAAGGCCCCCGAGGTACTTCCACAGCTCGGGGGCCTTTTGTTGTCCACAGGCTGTGTAGAACGGTGTGTAAAACTTTGGTCTTGGTAAGCTATTGACATGGCCGATGATCTGAATACAATGGACGCCTTCACGGCGAAAGTTGTCCCCCTGCGCACCAAGGGCTATTCCTTCGAGGAA